TCACCCGGAAGCTGTCGCACCGCGTCGGTCGGAAGTGTGCCGTCATGGTGGGGGATTTGCTGTCGTGGGTAGCCCAGACCTTCTTCCACGGTCCCTTGTCACAGGAGATAAACACCTGCATCCACGCGCCTTTCTCCACCTGGAGCCTCATATACAGCTTGGAGTAGCACTTGCGCTCGTTCACCTGCTCCGTGAAGGGAGCGAAGGTGGCGTACCAGTCGATGCGCCCCTCCTCGCCGTCATCCTGCCCGGTCGCCACCACCTTCTTGGTGGTGCCGTCCAGATAGTAGAGGGTGCCGTCCAGATAGGCAAAGTCTGTTGCGTGGGTCTCGTCCTCTCTCAGCCAGATGCCGCGGAGCGTGTCATACACGAACAGCCCCCAGGCGTCGGTATCGTCTCGCATGGAGATGTAGTATCGCTCACCGTCAGTCCCGGCAACAGCGTCGTAGTAGCGCTTGGTGCCAAAATTCTCACTGATGAGCTCCGGCACGCCGCCGGTGAACACATACACGCCGTTGCGCCCCTTGTAGAACAGCGTCTCGTTGATAATGAGAAGGCTTTTCTCACTGCCCCTCTGGAGTCCCTGCACGGTGTAGGTGTAGATTTCATAGTTGGATGGGTAGCTCCCCAGCACCTTGTGTACGCAGTGCTCTTTCCAGAAAAGCACGCTGGAGGAGTAGGCGATGCACCCGGTAAAGTCTCCATCGGTGCCCACCGCTACGGCATAGCTGTCCGTGGAGAGCCCGTCGTAGACGTTGAAGTTCTTGGGGTCGCCCAGCGCAGAGGCGTAGATGGTGGTGCCTGCCGCGCCCCAGATACGGTTATCACATTCGCAGATGCAGGTGAGGTCTGGCACAGACCTCTTGAGCGTTACCTGGCCCGCCTCAGACCCGGCGGTGAAGGTGTTGGAGTAGAAGGTCATGCTGGTGGTCGTTATCTCTCGCACGATAACGGTCTTGTTGTTGCCCTCGATGGTGGTGCATCCGCTGATTTCCACCGCGTCGCCCTCGGCAAATTCTGCGTTCAGCGCCTCGTAGCTGTGCAGGGTGGACTCGTGGAGCATCCATCTGACCTGGTACTGTCCGTCGCTCTGGAGTGCGCAGTAGCTTATGACCTTGTACTGTCCGCTCTCGCACCCTTCGTTGATGATGTCGCCCACCTCAATGTCGGCGATAGGGGTGTTCACGCCTTCGCCCAGCGTCAGAGTGCCCGTGGAGGCATCCACGTTCGCAGAGGCGTACACCGTGTAGCTCTTGTCGGTGGCGATTTCCGCCTCCGTTTCCTCCTCCAGCTCCGCATCGCGGTAGCAGGCGGTGGGGATGGTCATGGTCTTGTCGGTAAAGCTCAGTGTTCCGGGGTAGATGGTGAACTCCGCCTCCAGACTGCCGAACTCTCCGCTCTCGGTGTCGTAGTACTTCTTGTCGGGGAAGATGACGATTTTGGTGTTGATGGTGGCAAACTGCTTCTCGCCGTTCTCCACCTGTCCCACCACCTTGCCGTCGTAGAGGAAGTTCTCGCCCTCCACCACGCACAGCTTGCCTCTGGCATACAGCCCGGAGGGGTTCTCGTAGCTGGCGACGGTCCTGCGCCCATCTCTCTGGCTCATAGTGGGATATTTTGCACTGCTCAGCCCCCAGCTCTCCTCAAGCTGTCCGGCACCGGCACCCTCACCGTAGTGGATGCCGCCGAAGTTGATGATTTGCTGCTTGCTCTTTCCGGGGCTGGAGCCCAGATAGGGAAGTCTCATATCGTTCCCTCCTCTCCTCAAAGCGTCCAGCCGCTCACGCCCAGGGGCTCATGCGTGCGGTGGTACTGCTTCTTCCACTCGTCCAGCGCCGTATTGTACAGCGCCATCGAGTTGTTGTAGTTGGCAATTTCGTGGCGGTGAAGGTCTATCATCGCCATAAGGTACATATCGTACACGTTGTCATACGGAGCCTTCACCAGCAGGGGCTTGTCTCCGTCCTCCGGGAATGCTCTGGGGATGTCCGGCAGGTCGTTCCAGCCGCAGACGGTGCATCGGTTGGCGTCAAGCCTGCTGTTGTACTCCAGCCCCTCGGCGCTCTCACACTTAGGGCATACGCCCACCGCGCCGTGCAGACCGGAGCCGAAGCTCGTGCGGTGCCGCAGGATGACCTCTGCCCACAGCTTCCCGTCCAGCTCCATGAGCCACGCCGCCTTCGTTTCATCGTCATAGTCGCAGGGCTTCACTCGTTCCACGCGCTCGATGATTTCATTGATGCTCGGCATATCTTTTTTGCCTCCTCTCTTGAAAAAGTCAGTCGGACGGCGGCGTTGCCGCCGCCCGACCTTGGGGTGTTCGGTTGGTTCTTTCCTTTTAGCTGACCTGGACCCACACGCCGCCGTTCTTGACGTACACTCCGCCTCCGGCGGTGGGCAAGCTTTCAATCGTGTAGCATCCATCGGCATCTGTGCTATCAGATACAACGATTTCAGATTTAAGATTAAAAGCGGGCCGAGCCGCGAAGCGAGCGTCGTACACGTCGCGGTTGCTCAGCGAGCCGCCAGTGCGGACGTTATAGGCGCCGTAGGCATTCGAGTACGGGGAGCGCAGACCCCAGAGCACGGCGGTGCTCGTCTCGTCCAGATAGGCGATGCGGAGAGCGTTGCTGGAGAAGTAACTGAATGCTGTACCCTCCGTCTGCCAGCCGCTCAGCCCCACCTCCGTGCAGCTCAGCGCGAAAGCCTTGCGGTACAGGGTGTGCAGAGTGGAGACCTGGTTGCCCTCCGCCACCACGATGGGGACGGGGACGATGCACGCCCTCACCTCATCGTCCAGCTTCTGAGGCCAGATGCCGTCGCAGAAATTATCCAGCGTGCAGCCCATGTAGCGGTTTTTGTAGGCACCGCTGTCGGATGCGTTCCATGCAATTTCACTGAACGCATCCTTACGGATGAGGGTCACGCCCGTGCCGGTGCCGTAGTGGTCATTGTCCAGCTTGATGAATTTGGTGGCTTTGCCGTTCTCGTTCAGCTTCACGAGGCTGCCTGCCGCCAGGTTGGAAAGTAACTGTCCCATATTTCTTTGTTCTCCCTTCGATGATATAAGATTGCTCCGGCGGAGGTGGTGCCGCCCCACGCTCCGTCCGGCGCTGTTCAGCGCGGTCGAGGGCTGTGTCCAGCCTTTTCCGCATCTCCTCTCGGAGACGCCGCGTGTCCCCGTGTTTGGCGTGTGCCTCCCACGAGCCGTAGCTTTCCATGATTTTCTCCCGTGTCACTTCTCCCTCCGCATACTGCTCCTCCCATTTACGGATGCGGCGCTTACGGCGCTTGATGGAAGAACGTCTCAGCTTGCGGATGACCCGACCGCTCTGGGTCAGATAAGTGTGGAAGCCACAGAAGTCGATGCCGTTTCGCAAGGGAAAGATATTTGTCTTGTCATTGAGCTCAAGTCCCAGTCGTGCAAATTCAGCCCGTAGTCTCTTGAGAGCCTCCCGTGCCGTCTTCATGTCTGGGCAAATAACGTACCAATCGTCCATGTACATACCGCTCAGCGGCAGGTGCAGCTTCTCGGCGGCAAAGTGCATCGCACTCCGCACGAAAAACACGGCGTAGATGTGGCTGGTCTGGTGTCCCAGCGCCAGCCCCTCCACCATGTCGATGAATTGAAACATCAGCGTCTGGAGCTTCTCATCCGGGAAGCGCTCCGCCAGCGCCGCTTTCAGCCGCTCATGGTCGATGCTTTGGAAAAAGTGGTGGATGTCGCCCTTGATTACTGCTCCGTCGGCGTAGTCCCACTCCTCCATCGGTCGGTAGGGAAGTCCTGCGGCTTTGCGTGCCGCCTCGTCCGCGCCCTTCTTCCTCAGAAAGTGCGTCCTCATGTGCTTCTCCAGCATATCGAGTCCGAAGTGGGTGCCCTTCGCATACTGCGCGGCGTAGGTGTTCAGCGTCAGACTCCGGCTCAGCTCATCGTAGATGGCGTTGTCGGTGAGCGCGTGCTGTACCACCTTGTCGCGGAAGGAGGGAGCCTGGATGAGCCGTTTCTTCGGCTCGTAGATTAAGAACGCCTCCAGCTCGTCCGGTTTGTACGTCCCTTGCAAAAGAGATTTCGAGAGTATCAGCAGTTCCTCGATTGCGCTGTATTCAAAGACTGCCGTCCCTCGCTTGCTTCGCTTGTTCCGTCTGGCACGCAGGTACGCAGTCCAGAGCGTTTCAAACGAGCAAATTTCTTCATAGGTCATATTCACACATCCTCCTCGTGTGTCTCCGGCGGATGGTGGAGCGCTGGGGCATCGCTGATAGCCAGCCGCACCTCCCTCCGCAGAGGTCTCCGGGGTGGTCCCCGGTAACGGGTCGGACAGCGTCGATACCATGTGTTTATCCCCTGCCTCCCGGTGTGGCTTGCCCCCAGGGAAAAGCCGCCAGGTTCCGTGACGGGCGTGCCGCACGTTGGGCAGACGATAGGATATAGCCTCCTTTGATGATGGTCCTCTGCTTTTGCCTTTCGGCTACTTGTACGCGGTATTCCATCAGAGCGGGCCGAGCCGCGAAGTTAGCGTTGTACACGTTGTTGTTGTTCAGCGTGCCGTCAGTGTTGACGTTATAGGCGTTGTTGGCATTCGAGTTCGGGGAGCGCAGACCCCAGTTCACGGCGAAACAGGCTATACCCTAATGCGTAAAGCGGCTTTTGCCGCCTGCATCCTATTTCATGTGCTGGGCTCTCTGCTTGTCCTTGTCATACCATGCCGCCGCCATATACCGCACGGTCATCACCGCCTTGCTCCAGGTCGCCGCCTTCTCCGCGTTCACGCCCGGATACTGTCGGCTCTCCTTCATGCGAATGATTTTCCGCTCCAGCTTCTTGCACTCGCGCAGCGCCTGCCGTTGTAGGCACAGGCGGTCTCTGGTCGCTTCGCGCAGGTCGATGAGGTTTGCCTCCTCAATGAAGGAGCAGATGCTCTCTGCCGAGTTCATCAGACTCGTGCCGGTGGTATATCGGTATTTCTTGGGTATGACCTTCTCGTTGGCGCAGGCATCAGCCGTGTAGAGCCACAAGTCCGCCGCCTTATTGCCGAGAATAAAATCGTTTTCTTTCTTGTTATCCAAATGGGCACCTCCTTCTGCGGATGTCCTCCAGCAGTCCGTCTCCGCCCTCTACCTCCAGCACGTGGTCAGAGAGAAGCCGCACGGTCACACGCTCCCCGGTGGGGGATGTGCCAGTCAGCACGACGTTTTCTCCCTCGCACCGTCCGCAGGGCTGCTCCAACTCTGCGATGAGGTTGGAGATGGTGCAGGAGACCTCAGCCGCGCTTTTACACGCCAGCCTCAGCATTCGATGTCACCGTGCCCAGAGAGAGGCCGTTCTCAGTGTCTGTACTGCCTTCTACGACGGTTTCCTTCGCGGCGGATGCCACGCTCAGCTTATACTCCGCAAACTGCGCAGTGACGCTTGCAAGGTCTGCCAGCGCGGTGGTTTTGGCGCTCTTGGTCTCCGCAAGCTCCGCCTCCAGTGTTGCTACACGGGTGGTCAGCACTGCCACGTCGCTGTCAGCGCTCTCGCGCACCAGCTTCAGATGATGGGACGATACGCCGAAGGGACCCTCGTGGACGTAAGCCACCTCGCCGTTCTCGTCCAGCACCTCGATGGGACCGGCGCACAGTGCCGCCAGTTCCTCCTCGGTGATAGCGCCGGGGAGCTCCATCACCAGAGCCTGTCGGTAGGTGCCGCCCATGCGTGCAGTGGTCACAGAGAAGCCCTTGTCCTCTACGGTATAGTTTCCTGCTCTAATCATAGGTCTTTTCCTCCTTATCCGATGTCAAGATAGATGTCGCCGTTGGCTCCCAGACTGGAGGCAGGAGAGCCGCTGGCGAAATAGATATTGCGGAAGCCTTTGGTGGTTCCGCTGGTAGGGCTCACACCGGAGACCACGCCGATGAATGCGCCGCCGGTCTTCGGCATTTTGGTGTCTGCGTAGGCGAAGATGTCCTGCGCCCTGTTGTTGGGGTCATAGGTCGCCTTCTTCATGTCGCCGGGGTCTTCCGCGTCTGCACCCTTCGGGATGCCAAAGTCGAAGATGGGCGCGGAGTCGGGACTGCCGGAGCGTCTGGTGACGGTCGCTGCACTTCCGGCGGCAAGGGTAGTCGTGGTGCCCACCTGGATGTTGGGGGTCATGCCGTCAGCGCCAGGGTTTCCCTGGACGCCCTGGATACCCTGGACGCCCTGGATACCCTGGATGCCCTGCTCGCCCTGGGGACCCACTACTCTGCCGAGGTCAAAAGTAGGCATAGCTCAATTCTCCTTTCCGTCAGATGTCGAGGCAGAGATGCCCCTCATCGTTGATGTAGTAGTTCGGCTGTTCGTCTCCCGTATAGGAGCACTGGAGGATGCCATCCTCCGTCACATTGAACGAGACCATACCGGCGGTCTGCACGGCAACGCCGTCAATGCCTCTTGGGCCTTCGGGACCTCTGGGTCCCTGGATGCCCTGCTCACCTTGAATACCCTGGATACCCTGGATGCCCTGGATGCCCTGGATGCCCTGGGGTCCCTGGGCACCCTGCTCACCTTGGTCGCCCTTCTTGGCGATGAGGAGCCAGTATCTGCCCTGCACGCCGTCTCCGTCCACCACATCCAGCGCCGGGTCAACGCCGTCGTTTGCCGTGGTGCAGATGTAGGAGCTGCCCAGTCGGGAGACCTTCACCAGCGGCACATAGCTGTGCGTGGGGTCCCATTCCTCCCAGACCTTGACCGCTTCCTCCGCCTGGTTCAGCGCGTCGATAGCCGTAGCCACCGCCGCCGTCACCTGGGGCACTACCTCGTCAATCTCCTGCTGGAGCTGGAGCGCCTGCGCAGCGGTAGGCTCAGCCGGGGTGTAGTAGCTGTCGTTCTCCTCCACATACAGGTTGTCCGTCACTGTGTAGGCTATGGAGCCGGGGGTGGCAGAGGCATAGCCCTCGATGGTAAAACTGCACCAGCCGACGACCGCCAGCGGCTCCGCCGGGATGAGGGTGTCGAACTCCAGAGGGTTGACTCCGTTGAGTCCGTCGTTCACGTCGTGGTACAGCAGGATGGAGACGGGGTTTTCGCCGTTTGCATCCCTCCAGACGATGCGCTTGGAGTAGCCCTCCCAGCTCTCGTCGAAGGTGATATGCAGGCTCGTGACATTGGCTTCGCCCTGCACGCCTGCGTTTTTACTGTCCTTGCGAACAAAAAAGCCGTTCACCGCGATATTCACTGTTCTCGGCATCATGTTCCCTCCCTTCATGGAATTTTGCTTGAAAAAAGGCGTAGCAGGGGAATGTCCTCATAGGAGGAGGGCTTCTCCCTGCCACGCCGTGTCGTGACAAATGCCAGTGGTTCCGCGGTAAGTATTCCGTTTTTCTGGGTTACAGATTGAAGTACTTGACCTGCTCGTCGTACTCTCTCTGCATACTCTCGGCGTACTCAGCCGCTTTTACGTCCTGGGCCTGGCTCTGCTCCAGCACCAGGGCGAACTTACGCTTGATTTTCACGGGATGGCCGCGCTTGATGACGCAGTTTTCACCGTTGACGGAGACGAAAACGTCATCCTTGTAGTCCTTGCCGTCCTTAAAGAGCTGTACCTGCACATACTCCTCCAGAGAGGGGTCGGGCACGTGCTTCTTTGCAGTCTCGGCAGCGGCGGCTTCTGCCTCCGCCTCTGCTTTCAGCTCTGCGGCGACCTCGGCCTTGAGCTCAGCCTTGAGGTCTTCGCGGAGCATAGCCTTCAATGCCTCCAGGTCGATGGCAGGTTCCTGGGCAGTGGTCTGGGTGGCTTCGTTGGTGTTCTTGTTGGTAGCCATTACGCTATCCCTCCTTGTAGATTAAGTGTGGGTCGCCCACCCACTTGCGAGCAGGCGACCCGTAGCTGATTGATTAGGCGGTAGCGCCGGTG